GCACCTTGGCTTTGTGCTGACAACTGGGAAGAGTCATTCGAAATGTTCAAGACTACTGATGCTCAAACTTTGTTCGGTCACTTTGAGTTTCAGGGTTTTGAGATGATGAAAGGACAACTCTGTACGCACGGTCTAGATAAGAAAGTGTTCAACAAGTTTGAAGCAGTCTATTCTGGTCACTTCCATCATCCATCTACTGTAGATAACATTACATATCTTGGTGCACCATATGAGATGAACTGGTCAGATTATGATCAGAAGCGTGGTTTCAGCATCTTTGATACATCTGACCGAAGTGTGACTCATGTAGAAAATACTTTAAGAATGTTTCATAAGATCAAGTATGACGATACCGACATGACAATCGAGGATATTGCAAATCTTGATACAACGAACTTGACAAACACCCATATAAAAGTTATAATAGTGAACAAGTCTAATCCTTATATCTTTGACTTATTCCTTGATAAGTTGCAAGCGGCTGCCCCTTGCGACATCAAAGTCGTTGAAGATCATATGAATTTAGATGTGATTGATGAAAATGAATTGGTTGATGAAGCACAAGATACATTGACTATCCTTAAACAGTATGTTGATAATCTAGAAATTGACAAAGATAAGACGAAAGTCCAAGAAGTTCTAGACGATCTATATCAAGAGGCAATTAGTCTATAATATGGCAAACATTATATTTGAGTCTGTTCGTTATAAAAACATTCTATCGACTGGCAATACTTGGACAGAAGTTCAATTGAATCGAAGCAAGTCTACTCTCATCATTGGTGACAACGGTGCGGGTAAGTCTACGATGCTCGATGCATTGACTTTTGCTTTGTACGGTAAACCCTTTCGTAAGATTAAAAAGAATCAGTTAGTCAATTCGATTAATGGTAAGGGTCTAGAAGTTGAAGCCAACTTTAAGATAAGTGGTTCTAAGTTTGTTATTAAGCGTGGTATCAAGCCAAACTACTTTGAGATATGGAAAAATGGAGAGATGTTGAATCAAGATGCCGCGGCTAGAGATTATCAGGTTTATCTTGAAGAGTCTATATTGAAACTGAATCACAAGTCTTTCGGTCAAGTTGTTGTTCTAGGTAGTTCAACATTTGTGCCATTTATGCAGTTAAGAGCAGGTGAAAGACGAGAAGTTATCGAAGACTTACTTGACATCCAGATATTTACTGTGATGAATACACTTCTCAAAGATCGTGTGACAGACAACAAAGCAACGATCAAAGATATAAAGCATCGTATTGAAATACTTGATAGTCAGATTGCATCAGCGAAAACTCACAACGAATCTATTCGTAAGTTGCGAGAAGGTGAAGTTGAGAAACTCAAAGAAAGATTAAGAGAGCAGATTGCGATTGTTGAAGCCGAGCAAGAAGCAGTTGATACTTTGATTCAAGAAGTATCTGGTTTAAATGATGATATCAAAGACAAGCCAGATACAAAGAAAAAGTTAAAAGAACTACAGGAGTTAGATCGTGAACTTGCCAATAAACACAAATCATTATCTAAGGAAGTTGCATTCTACCAAGACCACGACAACTGTCCAACCTGTAAGCAAGGTATCGAACACGACTTTAAACAAGAAACAATTACTCAACACAATGCAAAAACAACAGAAATCGAAGAAGCCAGAGCCGAACTAGAAGGCAAGAGTTCTAAGCTGGAAGGTCGAATCGATGAGATTGATGATGTTGAAAATGTGATTAGTGCCAAGAATCTACAGATGAGTGAGCATAGAATGGCATCTAAGATTGCGATGAACAGTTGTAAAGCAATCAAAGAAGAACTTGTTGGTGCGGAAGAGCAGGTAACTGAGTCTGCAAATAACAATGTAGATGATCTAGAAAAAGACCTCAAAGAATGCCACAAAGGTCAGACAGAGTTGTTTGACTCTAAAGAAGTTCTTGGTATTGTGTCTTCTATGTTGAAAGATGGCGGCATCAAGACTCAGATTATCAAGCAGTATGTGCCTGTAATGAACAAACTAATCAACAAGTATCTTTCTGCAATGGACTTCTTTGTTCAGTTTGAGTTAGATGAGAACTTCAATGAAACCATTAAGTCTCGATTCCGTGATGTGTTTAGCTATTCGTCTTTTTCAGAAGGTGAGAAGTTGCGTATTGACTTAGCATTACTGTTTACATGGAGAGCGGTTGCCAAACTTCGTAACTCTGTATCAACTAATCTACTGATCATGGATGAGATTATGGACTCTTCACTAGATTCATCTGGCACAGAAGAGTTCTTGAAGATTATTCAAGAGTTGACAGCCGACTCAAACATCTTTATTATCAGTCACAAGGGCGATCAGTTGTTCGACAAGTTCCATAGTGTAATTCGATTTGAGAAAGTTAAAAATTTCAGTAGGATAGCGGCATGATAGAAAAAATTTATATACCTACTATTCGTAGAGTAGATAAGCAAATTACTTTTAGTAAACTTCCTAAAGAACTTCAGGAAAGAGTTATTATGGTTGTTGAGCCTGGAGAAAGGCATCTTTACGACTATCCTTGTCAGTATCTTGAGGTACCCGAAGAGATAGTTGGAACTTGGACTCAACTTGCTGAGACAAGAAAGTTTATTCATAAACACGCAGGAGAAGTAAAGTACTGTGTTACTGACGATGATATAATATTCAAAAGAAGAAATTCAAAATATTGGAGTAGATCATCTAACATGGATTTAACTAAAAGAACTGCTTCTCCAGAAGAAGTTTCAGATATGTTTGATAAGATCGATTCTTGGCTTGATGAAAAGTCTATAGGAATTGTTGGTCTTTCTGGTGCTGATTTTCCACCCACTGATGTTGAATATGAAGATACTAAAGATGTATATTCATGTGTATTTTATGACGGAAGAATGATATCAAAAGTTATTGACGAGATGGATATATGTTCTTTGAGAGTTGCAGAAGATGTTCTCTTTCTGTATGAAGCACTGTCTAGAGGGATCAATACGAGAAGGTCTACAGAATGGATGTTTGATAACCGAAGTATGACAGATAAAAAACTGGCAGACACTCGTGAAGTTTGGACTGGTATGTTTGAAGATAAGGATCGACCAACTAAAGGTTATTATCAAACTGACGAACATTATGATGCATTGAGATATATACAAAGAAAATATCCTCACGGCATGAAGATTTATGAGAAAGACGGTAAAATGAAGAATACTAAATTCTGGAAGAAAGTTTATAGACCTTCTGTAGCAGACGGAGCATCTTTGACAGACTTTTTATGATGTGTATTGACATTACAGATTGTTTAGTGTATAATAGGCAGAAATTTGACATAATGGAGTTTTATTGATGGGCGATGTGAAAGAAAGTGCAGACTATGATAACTATATGGATGATGATGCCAGAAAGAATGACACCTATAGTGTAAGTCTGGATAAGTTTTTTGACGATCCTCTTCCTGAAGTTCTATATGATATGACTAAGGCGAAGAAGAAAGTTGAAAACGATGTCTGGAAGTCTATCTATGTTCATTTCAGAACCCAAGATGATATGGTTGAGTTCTGTACAAAAATCAATCAGATGATACCCACTAAAGTCAAAGAAACTTTTCACCCCCTATATGACAAAAAAGTTAGTCTGTTTTCAGATGAAGAAGATGTGCCAGTTGTAATCGATTCAGACAAACTCACACCTAAACAAGTGAAAAAAGAAGTTGATGTTGAAAGCGAGATAGAAGAAAAGTACTGGAAGTCTCAATGGCAAGGTATGCCTGAGTACACTCAAAACAATAAAAACTCCTATAGATCGATCACTATGAAGTTTCGTAACGAAGAAGATTACAACGACTTCTCACAAAAGATTGGTCAAGAGGTTACTGATAAGACTAAAAGTATCTGGCATCCAAAACTAAATGTCACAAAGAACTTGAAACTACGATGGGTGCAGAACGAGGGTCGTACAAATCCTAGACACCCAATGTATATCGTATCTAAAGGTCGTGCTGATACAATGATCACTTCTCGATCATTTGCTCGTATGCATATTCCACATTACATTGTGATTGAGCCACAAGATGAGAAAGCCTACGAAGAAGCACTTGATAACTTTGACATTCGTAAATATGTCACACTTCTAGTTGCACCTTTCTCTAATCATGGTGATGGACCTGGTCGTGCTAGAAACTGGGCATGGGATCATTCTATCAGTATCGGTGCCACTAGTCACTGGGTATTTGATGATAATATCTCTGACTTCTATCGACTTCATGAGAATGAGCGTATTCGATTCGAAAGTGGTGTTGGCTTTCAAGTGATGGAAGATTTCGTAGATCGCTATGATAACATCTACATTGCTGGTCCACAGTATCGATTCTTTATTGCACCAGATCAAAGTTATCCTGCGTTCGTAGCAAATACGAGAATCTATTCTGCATTACTTATCCGTAATGATTGCAAACATAGATGGCGTGGTCGTTACAATGAAGATACTGATATCTGTTTGCGAGTACTAAAAGATGGCGATGTTTGTCTTCAGTTCAATGCATTCTTACAAGGTAAATGTGCTACTCAGACTGTCGCTGGTGGTAATACTGCTGAGTTCTATCACGCTGAAAACACAGAAAATGAAGAGTTCAAAGAGACTGGCTACAATACAGAAGGTACTGTGAATAAGTCACAAATGCTGGTCGATATGCATCCAGATGTTGCTCGACTTGTTTGGCGATATGGTAGATGGCATCACTGGGTTGATTATAGTCCATTCAAAGTAAACAAACCTCAGTTAAAACAAGGGTTTACTATGCCAAATGGTACTAACAACTACGGAATGACACTAGATCGAGATTTCGACTATAAAAATGCAAAATAATTTCAAAAAAGGGTTGACTTTTGATTCAGTTGTGTTATAATACTTGTATAAATTGAATTGAAGAGAGAAATCTATGAAATATGTACTGCGAGCCAAAGAGTCCCACAAAATCGTATCTGATTCTTTTGATAGTTTTTCGAGACTACTAGACTTTCGTGTTGAGAGTGACTTAATTGAAAGCACTTATATTGACACTATTGATGAATAAAACCCTTGACTTTTAGTTCAAACCTGTTATAATACTTGTATAAATTGAATTGAAGAGAGAATTATATTATGGCTTATGTATCTCAAGAAGACAAGAAAAAACTTGCTCCCGCTATTAAAGAAGTTCTTAAAAAGTACAAAGTAAAAGCATCTATTGCTGTTCGTCACCACTCTACTTTAGTTGTGAACATCAAAGAAGGTGCTGTACCCTTCAAACCTAGTGATCATTATCAAGTGAATGAGTATCACTATGAGAACCATTATGCAGATAACCCAACTCTTGTTTCCTTTCTTTCTGAACTGATCTCAGCGATGAAAGGTCCTGATTGGTTTGACAACTCTGATCCAATGACTGACTATTACCATATTAGTCATTATACGAATATTAACTTTGGTCAGTATAATAAACCTTATAAGATGGTGTCATAATGTCTAAGCCTAAATTCAAAAGAAAGTTTATGAGCATTCAGTCGTTTGTTCTAGAGTTATTGCCTACTGTAGATTGTAGCCCAATAGGACAACGACTGCCAGTTCATTCTGATGTTCAGAATGCGAAATCTGAGGCTATCATATTAGCAATTTTAAACAACATCGACATAGGTAATATCACACTTGTAAATGTTGAAGAAGAGCCCACAACATGGATCTGGGAATCACTTGATGGTGGTCACCGAAAGAGGGCGATCCGAGACTTCTTTCAAGGCAAGTTTACTGCAGGTGGTCGAAAGTATTCTGAATTGTCTGACGAAGAAAAGACTGCGTTTAAGAATTATGAACTAGCATTCACTCAATATTCTCCATTAAGTAATGAGATGAAGGGTAAAATATTTCGTAGTCTAAATGAGACTACTCATGTAAATGAAATTGAGATGTTAAACTCTTACGGCAACACTGCAATCGCTAATGTGATACGAGAAACTGTTCGTGTTGTTACCCGTTATGATGGCAAGACTTCTCTTATACATGATTTGTTTGAGGTTACTGCCGGAGGTAATTTCAAGTGGCTAGAATCCAATAATCTTCGCTTAAAGCAAGATGAGTTTGTTGCTAGGGTTTACTATACCTTCTATAAGGGCGGTAAGTTGTGTAATCGATCAACAGTTAAAGTCCAAGAGATGTATGATAATCCTAAAACAGATGCAAATAAACTCAAGAAAAAGGTAGACAAGTTCCTCGACTTCCTATATGAAATGTCTAAAGTAAAACGACAGACAGGTCCTCGTGGTCTGAGTAATAGTGAGAAAAATGTCTTACTCAACATCTACATTTATTTGTCAGAGAGTTTTGGAGCTGACATCAAAGTAAGTGATCCTATAGAATGGTATAAAGTGTTTGCTTCAGTGTATCTTGATCTATATAATGATCCAGAAGAGAAGTGGACAGAAGTGCCTGATTTAGACTTTGAAGCAAAAGATTCTACAATCGCTCAGTTGTTTAAAGATTATACGAGAAATCATGACCATGCTGACAAGCAAACTCAGCTGGTTAAGTGGATGACAGAGCATCCAAAATGGGAAGATATCTATGATCATATGATACTAAAAGATCGTAGTCGTTCCTTTCCAGATTGGATGAAACAAACTGCACTTCTAAATCAAGATGGACTTTGTGAGATTGACGGTCTACCTTTACTTTGGGAAGATGCTGAAGCTGGACATATTGAGGCCCATGCTCTTGGTGGAAAGACCATACTTAGTAACTGTGCAATGATTCGCAAGGCACATAATAAAGCTATGGGTACAATGGATGTTCGAGAATACAAAAAGGTATACAATGCATAGAAAAGATTTTATTTTTGATTTAGAAACTATTGGGGCAAATGTTTTTGTTTGTCCCGTAGTCGATATGGCTTACAGTACATTTGATTGGGGTAGATTTCTAGATGATCCATATTCTTTTGAAGAGTTGGCTGATACTGTTAAAACTGTCAAACTTGATATAAAAGACCAACTTGACAACTACAACTGTTCTTTTAAAAAGGATGATGTTGCTTGGTGGGAAAGTCTACCAAAAGAAGCTAGAGATAAAATTAAACCTTCGCCAAATGACTTGACTGTCACAGAGTTTTGTGATACAATAGTCGCATATCTCAAAGACTCAGGTAAAATTGATTACTGGTGGTCTAGAGGTAACACATTTGATCCTGTGATTATACAGAGACATATGTGGGCAACTAACAACGGTACTGCTTTTGATAATGTATTGAAGTTTTGGAAAGTGAGAGATGTTCGTACTCACATTGATGCGAAGTTTAACTATACGACCAGAAGTGGTTTTGTACCAGTTGCTGATGAAGACTATTGGAACAAGGCGTTCATTGCCCACGATAGTACTCATGATGTTGCCGCTGATATTTTGAGATTACAGGCTATTCATAGAGCCGAAAATGATTTAGAGCAAACTGATAGATAATGGAGAGAAAATGGGCTATATAAATTACTGGTTGAAAGAACCACCAGAAGATGAGGGGATTGACCCCGATGGCAGAATACCGCCATTTGAAGAAGATGATTATGAATATTATGCCGATGATGATATCGCCTATAAATTCAATGAGAATGAGTTGATACAAGAGTTGAAAGAATATATCGATTCTACTTACTCAGCCCACTACTCAAGAACCAAGTTTCAGTCAACAGAGTTTATTATTGACTGTGGACATGGACAAGGGTTCGCTCTTGGAAATGTTCTAAAATATGTCCAACGATATGGCAAGAAAGATGGCTATAATCGTGCCGACTTGATGAAAGTTTTACATTATGCTTTGATAGCACTTTATAACCATGACCATGAGGAAATGAATAATGAAATTTAGTAATGAAACCATTGGTGTTTTAAAGAACTTCGCTACGATCAATCCGAGTATCGTATTCAAGCCAGGTTCTACAGTACGAACCATATCGCCACAAAAGACTGTGATGGCAGCCGCAACAATTACTGAGACTGTAGATCAACAAGCAGGTGTTTATGATCTGTCTCGCTTACTTGCGACTTTATCATTGTTTGAAAATCCTGAAGTCGATTTCGGTGGAGATCGTTTTAAAATCAAAGGCGGTAAAAGTGAAGTAAACTACACATATACTTCTGAGTCTCTGATTGTATCACCACCAGATAAAGATATCGTAGTGCCTGATCCAGAAGCAACAGTGAATGTTACTTGGGCAGATATCGACAGCGTGATTCGTGCTACTGGTGTTCTACAATTACCAGAAGTTGCGTTCTCAAGTGACGGCAGTACCATTAAGTTATCAGCCGTTGATAGTAAGACTTCCACAGCAGATAAATACGAAGTCGTAGTAGCTGAAGGTGTTTCAACAGAACCCTTCAATATGATTATCAAGACCGATAATCTTAAATTAGTGCCGACTGATTATGAAGTAACTTTATCTTCTAAAGGTATGGCTCACTTTAAATCGGATGTTGTCCAGTATTGGATCGCAATTGAATCTAGATAGGAGTAAAAAATGAGTGAAGAAAATAAAGCCCCAGAACAAGAACAAGAGCCAGGTTTGTCATATGGTGATATTATAGCCTGCGTTCAAATTATTGATGTGACTAGTTCTAGAGGTGCAATTAAGGGTGACGAGTTAGTACAAGTTGGTACTGTTCGTGAAAGATTGGTAGCATTTTTGAGAGCCGCAAAAGAGCAAGGTGCTGATATTGAGTTACCACCTTCTGCGTATAACACCCCTGCCGAAGAGGCACCTGCTGAAGAAGCAGAATAGTTGTGAAAGGGGAGAGTATCATCTCTCCCCGACTTTTTATTTTATATTATGGAGAATGGCATGAGTGATAAGCAAGATTTCTTGTGGGTTGAGTCTTATCGACCACAAACAGTTCAAGAGACGATTTTGCCAGATCGTCTAAAGCAAACTTTTCAACAGTTTGTAGATCAAAAGAATGTGCCTAATCTTTTACTATCTGGTAGAGCAGGTGTTGGTAAAACAACAATTGCAAAAGCCATGTTAGAAGAAATTGGTGCTGACTACATTGTGATCAATGGTTCGATGAATGGTAACATTGACACACTACGGCACGACATATCCAACTTTGCTTCAAGTGTATCATTCACTGGTGGCAGAAAGTATGTTATCCTCGATGAGGCTGACTATCTAAACGCAAACTCTACACAGCCCGCACTTCGTAACTTTATGGAAGAGTTCTCGAAAAACTGTGGCTTCATTATGACTTGTAACTTCAAGAATCGAATCATTGAACCACTTCATTCAAGATGTAGTGTAGTCGAGTTCTCAATCGATAAAGCAGACAAGCCTGCTATGGCAAGTCAGTTCTTCAAGAGAGTTTGTGGTATTCTAAATGATGAAGGTGTGACATTCGATCAGAAAGCAGTTGCTGAATTGGTTCAGTTACACTTTCCAGATTGGCGTAGAGTTCTAAATGAACTACAGCGTTATGCTACAACTGGCAATATTGATGCAGGTATTCTAAGCAACAAGTCTGGTGATAACATAGCCAGCCTGATTGATTTGATGAAGAATCGTGACTTTACTGCGACTCGCAAATGGGTTGCTGAAAATGTCGATGTAGATTCTGCGGTATTGTATCGCCAACTTTATGATACACTACCATCTCGAATCAACACCACTCAGAGTGTTGCTGATGCGATTATCATTCTTGCTGACTATCAGTACAAAGAAGCATTCGTAGCAAACTCAGAGATCAATCGTGTTGCCGCACTTGCAACACTCATGGCGGAGATTGATTGGAAATGAAACTACCACCTGACTTCTGGAGAAAGAAAAAAGAGAAGTGTTTCTTGTGTAACGGACCTTTAGGTAAAAATTCTGGAGAGATCGTTTACAACTATCAAGACGGAGAAGGTAAAGTGCAAGTATGCGAAGTTTGTTTAGATGAGATAGAGGAGAGTCAGAATGAGCAAACCATTTGATTATGTAAACTCTATCAACAGTGCAAAGAATAATATGATGCGAGATAGTGAGAATGACGAGTTAGCAGAAAAAGGCTACGAGCCATGGCTAACAAACAATGCGTTATCTTACTTTCCAGATACGATTCTTTATGCGAATGAGATGAATACATACCACCAACTCGACAAGAGACCCCAATACGAGTATCTTATAAATAGTATTAGACCCAAAAAGCGATGGTCAAAATGGGTAAAGAATGCTAGTAATGAAGAACTTGAATTGGTGTGTAACTACTATGGGTGCAATAAGATTATTGGCCAAGAGTATCTATCTTTATTGTCTAGTGAGCAAATACAAACTATAAAAGAAGAACAAGATACTGGTGGTATTAAAAATGAATCTAATAGAAGAACTCGTTGAAGTTACTCTGCCAAGTGAGGAAAGTTTTCTAAAGATAAAGGAAACTCTCACCAGAATCGGCATTGCTTCAAAGAAAGAACAGAAGCTATTTCAGTCTTGCCACATTTTACATAAACAAGGAAAGTACTACATCGTACACTTCAAAGAATTGTTTATGTTGGATGGTAAGACAAATGACTTTTCAGAAGAAGATAAGGCAAGAAGAAACACGATTGTTTCTCTACTTGCAGAATGGGAACTAGTGAAGCCTTTGAACGAAGATCAAATTAAAGATCCAGTCTCTCCTTTATCTCAGATAAAAATTCTTCCATACAAGGAAAAGAATGACTGGGAACTAGTTGCAAAATACAGTATAGGTAAAAAGCGATAGAAGGAAATTATAGTATGAGTGATTTAATCACACAATTGATGACAGATGCCCATCTTGAAGATGAGCGAAGAACCTTAAAAATTTACAAGCTATTTGATGAAGCACACTTACCAGTTTACGGAACTGAATGGTCTGCTTGTTTTGATCTATGTGCATCAATCAGACCACAAGACGAAGTAACCATTGTGGGTGCATCAAATATCACAACAACACGAACGCTCACAAGTGGATTTATTCCACTATATCGTGGAGAAAGATGTCTAGTTCCTACTGGACTTATCTTTGATTTAGACGAAGGTCAATCACTTAGAATACATCCACGATCAGGTCTTGCTTGGAAACAAGGTGTGACTGTAGCAAACTGTGAAGGTATCGTAGATGCAGATTATGTGGAGCAGTCGTATGTAATGCTTGCCAATCTATCTCGTAATCCAGTAGAGATTCGTGATGGCATGAGAATCGCACAAGCAGAAGTTGTTGTTAATCCAAAG